CATATCTTCGTATTCTTCAATATTCCCTTCGTTATCCGTAACTGTTACCCTATTGAGATTATTTTTAAAGACGCTACTATCAATAGGATTCTGTGGGATAAAGTTATTACCGTTTAGCTCCAAGTTCTCCAGTCTTGTGCCGTCAGATAGCTCAATTGCATACATAAAAAGCCCTCCCTTAATTCCTGAAATAAATTATTCACGTTTTCCTGGCGGGATTTAAGATATTGAGAAAGCGGGGCGAACGCCATAAATGCGGGAAGCGTCGTGGCAGTACGCAGCGCCGGTGATGGGGACATAGGCGAAATGCGAGGCAGAAACCACATCTCTTAACCAATATGCTTGTCTTGTATTAATCATCTTTGGATTTAATGTAAACAAAGGTAATTGACTTTTACCAATACAAATGTTGTACCCGCTTCCACCACCTAAATTACTAGCTCCAAAAACACTAGCACCATATACCATAACTTCATTCATCAGTTCGACTTCGCTGTCAACCCAAGCCCATCCACTCGCCTTGCCATCTTCAGTTGCATTTGATAATATTTGCCTATGATTGACTACGTGCCCACTAAATGCTGATTTAATCGTTGTTTTTGCTTGTTCCAGTCCTTCTGTGTACATTTTAGAACCAATATACCCGCCAGTTGTAATATCAGTATCATTCATAACATGAGTGTATAGTTGCGTATCAGGTACAATTACTACGTGATGACTTGTGCAAGCCGCATCACCCGTATTGTAGTAATAATCAAATGCGGCAATTCTATAGTTCACTCCTCCTATAGTCCAATAATCACCGATATACAAATCTTCAAAAGTACCACTCGAAATAACTAGATATTGTGCAGATGTTACTGTGCTCCCTAAATATTTACCTCTATATATACTATTTTTAGCATTTGCGTTATTTATAAATAAAGACGCATAATCGGACAAATGCGACTCATGGTCAGACTTTAACTGCTCAAGCACGTCAGCATTTTGGTTAACTCCATTAACAAAAGTGCTAAAAAGATGGCTCATTATAGCTTTATATATCGACATTAAATATCAACCTCCCCGTCTACTATCTCCTGGAGCGTAAACTGACTGAGATACTCAAGTGTAATCTCTATAACGATCCCCTCTTCATCCAAAATCGTCCCGATCGTGCGCTCCCCGCTCTTATCTTTTACAATATCCCCGGCCTTCGTTTTCTCGTATGCTGCGGCCACAACGCGCTTGTCTGCGGCGTAGTGGTAATTAATGCAGGCAATATTGTGCCGCTTGTATTTTTTGTTGTCCAAAACTTTATAATGTGCCTTGTCGATCACGCCGCCGAATACGATCTCGTCGTTGTGCTTTATCTCTGCTGGCTGGCCTTTTCTAAATTCCTTTTTACCTTCAGGGTCATCAATCGCAAACGAAGCAGTTGTGCGCTCTTCGATGCGATCCCTGATGCTGAAAGTACCCGCCTGCGGCTTGTATTCCTGCCCCGCAATCGTAATAATAATTACATTCCCAGCCATCACACGCACCCCTATATTCTTATTCGGCTACGGATTTTCTCTACCAGCCTTTCACCAATTTCGTCGATGTCGTAATCGCTGGCAATATAGTTCCCGGTTACATTTATGCTAATGCTTCCAACGCCTGCGCCGCCACTTCCAGCAGGCGAGACTATCTCCCCGCCGTGAGCCATGATAAGCTGTGGTGAGCCGATCGGCCCAGGCACTACGCCCCCGCCTTGGAAAGAAGGCGGCTGGTGCCACCCGACACCGGGGCTGTACACCATCTGCTGAGTTGAAGCGCGCTGTTTCGCGCCCAGCTGCGTCGCGCCTGAGACGTCCCAGCCGTGCAAGTCCGGCGTGTATTCAAGCGCCTCCCGTGTCCTTTTGGCGGCCTGCGTTATCCCGTCGAAGGCAGACTGTACGCGTTTAGAGTTTTCTTCGGCCCTGCCGGAAAGCTCACCAAGTTTATCGTTAATCACTCCCAACTGTTGCTCTGCAGCTTCACGCATCTGCTTAAAACCCCCGGAAATACTGTCCGGCAGCCATTCAATCAGCGGGGCGATCGCATCTAAAATAGCCACCACAGCCTCGCCAATGCGGTGCTGCAGATCAAACCATGCCTGCTGTGTGCGGATAGAAACGGCCTCGGCAGCAGCAGCGATCAGCTCCCACGTCGCCAGGAGCTTTGCTTTTACTTCATCCCAGTTTTTATAAAGCCATATCCCAGCGGCAACGAGCAGTCCTATGGCTGCAATAATTGCAAGGATAGGGTTGGCCAGCATTGTTGCCCAAAGTGCCTGCAATGCTTCTATCAACTTGGGAATAGCCGTAGTAGTCAAATAAGCTTTTGCCTTAATAATGTCTTTGATCAAAGCGATTAATTTGGCCCCTATTATTAACATTGGCCCGATAGCTGCAACAATGAGCCCCCACTTGACAATATTATCTTTCTGTTGGGGGCTGAGTTCTTGAAACCGCTGGATGAGCTCTCGCAACCAGTCAGTGGCTTGCTGAATATAGGGCAACAGCACTTCCCCCAGCTGTATAGCCACTTCGATGATATTGTTTTTTAGTATTGCCAGCTGCGATGCCGTCGTGGCATAACGCTGGGCAGCTTCATTAGCTAAAGCCGTGTTTTCTTCCCACGCCTTTGTGCCGGTTGCAATAGATTGCGAAAAAAGATCCCCGGCGCCGGATGCGCGCAACAAGGCGTCCCGCAGCCTGACTTCTGTTATGCCCATATCGTCTAAAACTTTTATAGCGGATAAGCCGCGCTGTTCTGCAGTTCCCAGGCCGTTTATAAAAGCTATGATTGCGCCCGCGGCATCTTCCCTGAAGGCTTGTTCAAATTGTGCTGCGCTCATCCCGGCAACTGCAGCAAAGTCATCCAGGGCGTCGCTGCCAGTTTCCACGGCCAGCTGCATCTGCACCATGAGCCGGGAAAAGGAAGAGCCGCCGGCCTGGGCCTCGATACCAACAGATGATAAAGACCCGGCAAAAGCAAGTATTTGAGCCTCTGTCATGCCTACCTGTTTGCCGGCCCCGGCAAGCCCCAAGGCCATGTCCACAATTTCCGATTCAGTTGTAGCCAGGCTATTCCCTAATGCTACTACCGTTGATCCCAAGCGATCGAATTGATCTTGCGGCATCTGCGTGATATTCGCCAGCCGCGCTAGGGCAGTAGCGGCCTCTGTCGCGCTCAGGTTCGAGGATTCGCCGAGATCAACCATTGTGCGCGTAAAGCCTAAAATAGCATCAGTCTGAATCCCCAACTGTCCGGCTGCCTCAGCGACACCCGCAATTTCAACAGCGCTGGCCGGAAGCTCCAGCGCCATTTCCCGAATGCCTTTGGAGAGCGCAGAAAGCTCTTCTTCTGTCGCATCTGTTGTTTTCCTGACCCCGGCAAAAGCGCTTTCATAGTCTATTGCGAATTTAGCGGCGGCTGTGCCTGCGCCAACAAGGGGGGCGCTAACGGCAAGAGTCATAGTTTTGCCGTATTTGGCCATTTGCCCGGCGACTTTGTCAATGGTAGTCTGGCCTTTTTCCATTTCTTTTTGAAACTTTGCTATATCAGCTGTAATTCTTACAACCAAATCAGCTGCGTTCACCGGGCATCACTCCTCCCCGCTTGTTTCTCCGGCCTTCTTGCGCTCCAATATTTCATGCTGAATTAAAAAAACCCGATCAATCATCGGGTTGTCAGGCACGTCTTCAGAGCGTTTCGCATTGTCCAGTATTTCTTTGGCCCTTGCGTAAGCGCGCAACTCCAGGATATCCAGGGCCATCTGCTTGGGATCGTCAAGCAGTTCTTTTTCTGCCACAGACGGCAGACAATGGAACTCTTCACATATGCGTGAAATAATCCACTCAAAAGGAACAGGAATGTTAGAATTGCCCTCCAGGGCTAAGTGGAGGGCAATTAGACGTTTTTTTGTTCTTCTTCTGTCCTTGGGTTATTTAGGGATAAAATTTCCCGAAAGGCCCATTCAGCAGTTTCTTCGTCCAGCGAATCTATATTTGCTTCGTTTACCTTAGCATCATAGCTCCACTTTACTATTCCTGACTGGAGAACTGCCCCACGATCATATTTTGTAAGCGGGTCTATTTCCTGTTCTTTACCAGCTTTTTGAAACGCGGCAACAATATCGCTGCCCATTTTTTTTATCCGCTCAAACAAAATGTCGGTCTGAATTTCTGCGGCAGCCTCCAGCTGGCGCCAGGACAATCGTTTTAGCTCCATCCACTTTCCAGGCTCATGGGGGATTTCAACTTTTTTTGTAACACCTGTGACTAATGCCATGTTACCAATCCTCCTAGTTTTAAACTTCTAATACTTCTCCGGCCGGTGTTAATGTGCAGGAAAAACGAGTCAGCTCTCCCCGGACCGGGCGACGGGAATAGCTCGTAATGATAGCATCAAAGGTTGATTTTTTGCTCCCGCCCCAGGTGATTTCCACCCCACGGGTATCCCCGATCGCATTTAGAATAGCATCCGGCCCGTCAGTTGCTGTATCATCATAAAAGCCTTCAACAGTGAGCGCATTCCCGCGCTTAACACCGGTAAACAACTGCTTAACCCATTCGTCACCAAAGGCATGCCCCTCTTGCAGCAAAGCCTCAACCGTAAATTCGTTGATTGTATCGATATAAGAGCTTAAGTCCTTCGCTGCGCCTAAATCATTATCAATTTTAATCGTCAAATCCACACTTCCGTATTTGGGCATTTATTTACGCACCTCCTAAAATTAGTTCCTTACAAACCCCACCATAAACTTAACTAAGGGGCCGGAGCCAGTCCCCGCAAAAGCCCAGGAAACAGCAAGATACCGCTTAACTGCTCCTGTGACACTTTTCCGCTCTTTGGCCGGGGCGTTTTCAGCTATTGTAAAGGCCGCCAGGTCATCCCAACTAATGCCGTCATCAGACTGGCGGATTTTAACGGCGACATTATCATATCCACCTAAAACCAGTTTGGATAGCTGCAGGTAAGCTGTTCCACCATCATTGGTAGCTACACTATTATCCGTAGGGGTTCCTTCTGTATCCCCGTCAGCGAGCCTTTCTATATGAGGATGCAAAATAACACCCTCTTCCACTTCCCCGTTACCCTTGTAGTTTGCATTTGCGCGGTGTAGGTTTCCCCTGCTGACTATGCGAGTAAAATTTGTTTGCATCGCGCCTGAATAGCCTATAAAATGTTTTCCGATAATGTTTCCTTGCAAGCCGTAGCACAAAAGACGGGAAAGGCCAGCACTGCCGCAAAGAGCATCATTGGAGCTGCCCGCGGCATCATCATAATACCCTTCCTGCGCGATGCTTGCTTGCTTTACACCTGTTGCTACCTGTTTTGCCCAGCTGTCGCCTAATACAGTTGTTTCCTCCAAAAGCGCCTCTAAATTATCCTCAATTT